TGTGTTAAATGTGGCATTAAACTTTTCTAAATTAAGTTGGTATCTAATAGCCTGTCCATAATATCCTTTCAATGTTAGATAGAATGGTGGATATGGTAAATTAAAAAAGGCGGAGTAGGGTGAGTTATTACCTAATTGAAACAATCCTCTTCCTTGTACATCTTCCAACATTATTTCTACTGTAGGTATGTAACTTGAGTTAGTTTGTATGTTAATTGACGTTATACCCAAAAGTCCATTATCCATAATGTCTTTCTCATTGGCAACAGTATTTTGAATATAAGCCTTACCGTTGTTGTTGTCAGGTTGACCTATCTCTAGTTGTTGGTTTGCACCTTTAAACTCTGTTGAGTTTTGTCCCGTTATCTCATCGTAATATCCAGTTCCAAGGTATGTGTTTTTTGTTGGTTTCAAAAAATTCATCTTAGCAACCGAAATGGTTCTAAGTCTGTCTTCAGGGCTACCTCCAACGGCAAGTTTTGTTCTTGGAACAACTTCAGCTTCCAAGTTTGCATACATAACTAAATTCTCGTGGTCAACAAGACGCTCCGCAACGTTACCAAAAACATCAATTGTCTTATTTGGGTCAACAACAATAATGTTGTTGTAATCGAATTCTACAAGAATATTTCCGCTGTTATCTGCTTGAATGTTACCTGCCATAATAATAAAAATGATTTTCTAACGCGGCTTTATAATCCTGTAAAGATGGTAATAACGGAAAAGGAATAATCAATACCGCACCATCATATATGTTGTTCTCAAGTCCTCCAAATTGCGGATTAGCTTGAAGGATTAACCACCCAAAATATGGTGAGTTATAATACTCTTGAGAAACTTTGTCTAACCTACTTTTAGCAACTTTATATATGTAAGCTTTGTCAGTTGGCTTTTGAGCAAGTGGAACCCATGGTACCACAGTTTGTTCACCATTTATAAGAAAATCACTATATCTATTCCAATACTGAAATGCCATTAGTTAAGTTTTGCTTTTGATATGAATGCACCTGTCGCGTTACCGTTGGTGTCATTCCAAGTTAATACATTAGTGTTTTGATTTGTGGTATTGGCTAATCCTTTAATCATATTCTCTTGTGATTTTTTCTTATCTGTGGTAGATGGGTTTTCAGTTGTAAAAGTAAACTCTCTATCTTTTTTACTAAATGGTGTATATACTAAATAATTTTTCAAACCATTTTTTTCTAAATTATCCACAAAAGATTTAGATATATTGTTTTCTTCCAAGAACGCAGGTTTGGCCGTTTTTTCCCAATAAAGATTAAACGCAGCTTCAATGTCTGCGGAACCATTTCCAATCACAGTTTGGTTTCCTATAACGTTACCAATAATTTGTTGTTTGAATGTTTGGTATTTTTTATCATCAACAACATCATCAGAAACAATCATATATACTCTTCTAAAAACATTGTTTTCAAAATTTGCATTTCTACTAAAAGGTAAGAAAACTTGTTGAGTTGTAACCGCTTTAGACTTACCATTATCAACTTGATATACAAGTATTCCCTCGTATTCGGTACTATTAAAAGAAAACTTACTGTTTGAAAAAATAACTTGATTGAATCCCGCAATATCTTGTTGGATTTTTTTAACGTCATCAACTAACTCAATCAGTGTGTTTGCGGCGGTAGAACCTTTAGTAACTCTAGATGTTCCTAAAGTTACGTATGTTGTTACGGGTCCGTTGTTAGTTTGAAATCCGTCAGTTCCAGAATCAAAAGTTGTTCCTTTATAAGTAACAATGTTAACTCTACTTAAAGTTTGTAGATAAGATTGTTCTTGATTTACTAAATCTTGTGTAATTTTTGAAATCGCATTTTGGAATGAACTTCTCTTTTTTGAAACATAATTTGAATAATTCTCTTTTACGGTTCTAATCAATTTCTCTGAAAAGTTTTTTGAGTTATCCGAAATGAATTGGATAAACCCTTCACTGCCGTTTTTGATATTATTATCTAATTCCACAAATATTTCATCAAATCTTTTTTCAACGTTATTAGGTTTACCAAATAGAACAACGTTTGGTGAATCAACATTAAAATTACCTTGGGTGTAGTTTCTCTCCAATAACCACTGTTGTCTTACCGCATTATTATATTGGTTAATAGTTTCCTTAGTTTTGTTTACAACATTGGTAAAGTATGTTTGAGTATCGGTTTTAACTTTTTCCATGAAGTCACTATAACTTATTACTCCAGTAGTACCACTTGTTGTTGCAGAACTACTAATAACAATTCCAATTGGGTTATTATTACTTTGTCCGTTATTTGGTTGAGCACTATTGGCTCCTGGTATTGGTGGAGGTGTCTGTCCTGCCAAGAATATTTGGTCAAGTATTTTGGAAGATTCTTTATCGGTAGCGTCGGCTCTGTCGTCGTAAATTTCGGTATTCGCATAATAGTTGAATGTTAGAGCGTTTTGTAACTTATCAATAGATTCTTTTAACCCACTACCACCGACAAAGTTAAACGACAAAGTCACATTGGCAATCATTGGTTGAACACCAATACCTTCAGGGTTAATATCCAAACCTTCATATTGTATTGATAGGTTATTCGGAATTATCTTTGTATTATAAAAATCTCCAACTCTTAAAACTAACACGGGTGGTGCACCAAAAGCGGTATTTACCGCATTATTATATTCTGCCTCAGGTTTAGCATTTGGCGTTTTTTGTTTGATTGTAGGGATAGTATCCCCTGGTCTCATACATTGTTGTAAGAATGTTAACCTTGAGTTAAGACCTTCGGGTGTTATAGAGTGGAATGATGGTTGGAAAAACTTAAGTTTATCTTTTAGGTTATCATACACCATCGGTGTTTCCGCCTTTATTGTTTCAAAATAATCACACTCAGATAATAAAGCTCTTACAACTTTCTTAGTTATGTTGTCTTTTGGTTTCCACTCTTGAGTCACTTCTTCAACTTTTACTGTTTCAGTCACAACATTTCCAACTAACACATCAGTCTTGTTTGGTACTGGGTCTGACTTTGGGGTTTGTATTGTTGTTGAAACGTTTTTAATAAATGCTCTTCTACACGCCATTGCATTAACTGTGAATATTTCTTTAGAATCTGCATTGGTGTCTCCTCCTGACGCACTTGGGTCGTTATCAGTACAATTAAACGTGTTTCCAAGTGGTGTCAAATCAGTGACTGTATATGTACCACCACTTTTAACCGCCGCCTTTTGTACTTGTGAAGAATTAGTTGTACCACTTCCAATTGTAGTTTCCTCACCAAGAGCAGTTCCACCTAATATTATCAATCTTTTTGGTGAAGATGTTGTATATTTTTTTAGTGCTTGATTGTTTGTAAAAAATTCAACCATAGAACGTATCCTTCTTCTTGATAGTTCTACGTTATATGCTTTTGTTGCAGGTGCGGAACAACTTGAATCAACATTAATTGTTACACTACCTTCGGTATTTGTTTCAAATATTTTTGCTAAATCTAAACAAAACTGTTCTGCAACTTTATAGTTTGGAGTTACGACTGTATCAAAAAAGGTATTTGTGGCACCTGCGTTTTCTTTAGAGTTATAATATTTTCTATTAGAAGTCGATGTATATCTATTATACTCAGTAATATAATCTGTAGTACCATTTGGTTTTGGGTAATCATTTCCAAAATATAATCCCAAATTAAGGTACTTTTTTAATAATGACTCAACTTCACTATTGATTGACGATGAAGATATAGGTTGGTCGGCTCCGTTTGGAGAATTAACACCACTCTCAATTGTTTTTCTTGTATACTCAATCTGCTCCCTAGTCATTTCTTTAGTTGTAATGGCCTGTTGTAATTGGAACAAGTCATTAGGGTTTACGGTTTGGTATTTTTTAGCAAGTTCATATATGTCGTATTTTCTACATCCTGCAAAAAATGATTCAAGTATACTATCAATACGAACTCTATTTGTTTCGTTATTTAATACTTTATTAACAATAACGTTCAACACAGATGGATGGTCAACAACTATCTTCCAAGTTAACGACCCACCTCTATTTGTACTCTTATAGGTGTAAATTGGTTCAGGTCTTCCCAAAAATTCACTAGCATTCCAGTTTGCGGTAACAGTCTCACTGAATGTTAATCCGTATGGTGGGAACCACATAACACGTCCTCCGTTTGGACCTCTCTCACAAACAGGTAAGTCTGATGTTGAAAACCCTGGTGTATTTGATGTTCTCCACGCTAAGTTCTCGATTGAGAACATGTATTTCTTGGCAACAGCATTATTAATGGTACCAATAATATTTGAAGAGTCTTGTCCACCCTCTTGTTTGTTTGGTACAATATTAAGATTATATGTTTTGTCTAATACCGAATATGCAAATCTTCTACCTTCAGTTGTGATACCATCAACTTTTTGAAGGTCATTGTATTGTAAGTATGGTACATCTTTAGCAAATACACGACAATACTCAGTACCAACTTCTTGTCCAATTGCACCAACATATCTATAAACTCTTGAGCCTTTAGTTAACTCTTTATACCCATCATGGAATACTTTACTAACTTGGTCAATCGCATTACCAACGTGTTGTAATCTTTTACCACCTTGTGGTTGGCTATCAATAATTCTTTGGGTATCGTCTAAAATAGAACCCTCTCTAAATGTTCTTTCAGTAGACTCAGTTGTGTTATATGATGACGGTTTGAAGTCTTCGTCTTCATTTGTAACCTCACCACCAAGACCAACTTTCTTACCAGCGTTACCTTTATACTTAGGAGACACCCACGTAAATCCACCTTCAATACCTCCTCCATTAGAGTATGTAGGACCATTGGCACCTAATCTAACATCTTTACTTGGTCCTTCATATAACTGAGCAAGTTCTTGTGGACCATATACAGGTGACTGTTGTTCTATACCATACGCATTAACAGGTACTTCACCTACAGGTGAGAATACTTGTGAAGGGTTTGATGTAATATTTCCTATATAGAAATTACTATTGTCAGATTGTGTACCTGTTAAAGCCCCCGCAGCTCTGTCAATAAATGTTCTTGGGAAGTTTGGTTTATACTTGTTATAATCAATATTCTTGAACAGTCTTGACCTCTGACCCGCCCCCATGTTGTTAAACATGATTTGAGAACCAGTGTCTCCACCACCCATTAATCTATTAAAGAACTTACCAACACCACTACTTCTAAACGCATTAGACATTTGTTGTATTGTAGTCTGTGGACCTGGGTTGATGTTAGGGTCAAAGTATGAACCAGGAATTGTGGATGCGGGTAAAATACTACCACCCAATCTCAACGCAAAGTTGGCTGCAGCAAATATTGGATTTGCGTTTACAGTAATTCTGTAGTTTGGTTCAATAATTGGAACTACCCCTGATAATATATTAACAATGTCACTACCACTATTGATGTTAAGAATATTGGCTCTGTCAATCGTTTCTTGTCTAATTTGAGCAGCAATTCTATCTTCAAACTCTTTTCTCAAAGTTTGTGCTCCAAGACGAGCAATGAATGAATCTTGACTCAATAATCCATTACTACCACCAGGGTCTGGTGATAATAAAATTGAAACAGGAGTATAACTTGACGGAACAAAAGTTGTTGGGTAAGGTTGGTTATTTGATAGATTGGTTGTTTGTGGTCTATCTAATGAATTAAAAAATGGAGCACTGTCAAGTTGAAGTTGACTTCCGTTTGAATATACGTTGAGTGGTTTCCATTTCTGAGATTCTGGAACGGCTTGGTCAACAATATTTGCATCCTGGTACCCATATTCACCTTCATTGGATTTTGTATTATTTAATCCATTTGGGTCAGGTACTTGTTCGTATCCACCTTCGTTACCATATTGATTTAAAGGGTATAGTTGGTTGGCGAATGAAGGTTCGTCAATAAGTTGGTCAGGACTATCTTGAACTGATGTGTCCGATTGAACGTATTCAGTATTAAATGGGGGCGTAGGTCTATTGGGAGCCTTGGCATAAGGTGTCAAGTTCCTAACTATAAGTTTCTTTCTGAAACCTTCCGAATTTATAAAATCTAAAGGACTATTTCCCATTTATATCTTTCCTAATAAATAGGTCGTGAGTTATTTTTTATTATCGAGCGTAATTGTTTGCAACAGGTGCTTTAGTAGGATTTGAAGCTGTGGTAACATTTACAATATAATCTTTGAATCCTTGCTCATTTAGTTTATCATAAATAAGTTTTTGAATTTTTTCATCGCTAAATCCTGGAGGTGCCGTAATATCTATTTTAATTGCTCCCGCAATTTCAACTTTTGAGTTCTGTCCTCCCGTTTGTGCGGCACTTCCTGTTGTGGCATAAGCATCTCTAACTTGTGTTTCTCGTCCTTCAATAAGAGATGAAATTGGCTTACCTCCAGCAGTCTTTTGTTCTTCAGCTTTTGGAGCAACCTTTCCAAGTACATAATCATAACCTTGTTGCATCGCCCTTTCAATTGCGGTTTTGTCTGTGGTGTTTGCCCTAGCTTCCTCAATTGCCTTTTTCATAGTATCTTTGAACTTTTCGTTGACTTGTCCTGCTTGATTTCCTGCTCGTTCAAAATACTTTGAGAGTGCGTCTGTCGTAGACATGTTATTTTTGAATATATCATCTTTCAGTTGTCCAACATCACTTAAAGCTCTCTCACTTTCTCTTCTTATATCTTTTGTGGAGCCAGCGTTTGAAACCGCACCAGTAAGTGCCGAAGCACCTCTACGAATACCTTCTCTTGTGTCTAATACCTGTCCCGCACTTACCGCCCCACCAACAACTTTAGCTCTAATTGCTGCAACATCGTTCTTAGTTATTTCAGAAAGATTCATTTGTGACCTTGCAAGTTCTTCTAATGTTTTGGGTCCTTCCTTTTGTTCTTTAATTAACTTATCAAACTCATCCTGAGTAAGTTCACTTAACTTTCTTGTTTGTTCGATACCTGAATCATCTTTTATTTTAACTTCATATTCACCACCTTCACCCATCTTAGCAATGTTTGCTAAGTATTGTTTGTCATCCTCTTTTATATTTAAACCAGCCGCACCTATCGCAGAAATTCTTTTATCAGCCTCAGCCGCAGCTAAACCTAATTTTGACATTTCTTTTGCAGAAACACCTGTCTGTTGTTCCATTTCCCTAAGAGTAAGAACACCTTGAGGATTAATTTTAAATGTTTTTGTTTTTTCGTCGAAGTATGTAAATTGTTTTGCTACGTCAACTAAACTATCTTGTAACGCGCCTGGGTCATTAATTGATGCGTTCATTAATGCAAATGGGTCGGCTAAATTTCCTGCCGCAACTCCCAGTCTTTGGAATGCCGCAGCTGTTTCAATCGCTCCTTCAGGACTTAATACTCTATCAGCCAATCTGAATGTCTCGCTCATGTCAAATCTTAACATAGAAGCTTGTGCCGCCATCTTAGTTAAACCAAGAACTCCACCCTCAAATTGGTAACGGTTCATTTGTTCCATGTTTTGGGTAACATCTCCCATAACCGCCTTGGCGTTACCACCAATACTTTGAATATATTGTACAGATTCTTCTAAAGCCTCGGGTATTGTTTCGATACCCGCCCCAATGTCTGAAAAAGCTTTAGTAAGAGTTTGTGCATCTAGACCTAAAACTTTGTTAGCAGCAAATAATTTTTCAACATCTTCAGTATTGGCAATTACATTCCTTCTTGATTCAGCCGCAACTTTTCCAATAATATCTGCAACATCTTTAATGTCACCACCTAACCTTGTTACATTGGGTGTTGCATCCGCAAGTGCAGTAGATATTTCACTAATACGTTGTCTACCTTGAGTAAAAGTTTCGTTTACTTGGTTGGAGTATTCTGATAATGCGTCTGATGCGGCGGTGAATGCCTTAAGGTCAAGGGTTAGTTGTCGTTGGACATCTTCACCAAATTTTTCCGCGGTACTTTTTTCGTCTGCCATAATAATTTTAATAACCTATATTATATAAATACAAAAGGACTGATTTTTCAGTCCTTTTTATTATCTTCTAACCATTTATCTAAAAGATATTTCCTAACAAACAATGGCATAATTAAGAAATCTTGATAAGAGATGTTTAATAATTTGTTTAAATAATAGAATTCGTCTATTTGTCCTTTTCTATAATCAGAAGAAAGGACGAAAAAAGTCGACCCCAAAGCCAACATTCACTGTAAGCTTTTCTCCTGACGGGGCCAATATTGTTCTATTTAAATCTAATCGTGGTTCATTGTCATCCATAAATTGTCTGATATACTTTGAATCTGCAATTGGCATCTGCTCGATGAACTTTGCAATCTCCGCCTTATCAGTTACCCCATTAATCTCGATTATTTGTTTGTTTAATCTCCAAGTAACTTTTGGAACCGTTCTACCTTGTGGGTAAGAGTCGGCCATTTTTTGAACGTCCATAATTTCACCATAAGTCATTGGTTTAAGTTTAACACTCGTTTGTGACTTTGGTAAAGTTGTTATGAATGTACCGTCTTCTTGTGGTTCTTGACCTTTAATAATTTCCAAAGAGTCTAATCTAACCGTTCCCTTGAATGGTTTTTTAGTGGAGGGGTCAATTAAATTTAAATCAATTTCAGGACCAAAAGCAGTATTTCTTAAAAAGATTAATATTGCTTCAATGTCACCTTCCATTAAATCCTCAATACGAACATCTGGTTCGTATATCTTTGCTCTCAATAATGACTGTGTCATATCTGTACCACCACCCATTAAGATATTCTCGTCACTTGCCGTAAGATAACCTACTTTAATAGATTTCTTTTTGTTTTTGTAGAATACACCTTGTGTTGGTAAAGGAACTACATCATGTGGTAATGAAAAGTTTGCTTGACCGTATTCTTTTGCTTGATTGTCCATATAAAAAATTAACCGTAAAGTTTATGTGCTTTACGGTTAAATATAATTGTAATTAGTTTTTTATAAATAGTATTAGTATACTAACACACATCTATCCATTCTCAAAGTTGCCGCGATTGTTGCTAAACCGTCTTGGTTATAAGCCAAGGTGTTAAAGTTAACATCTGTTAGGAATGTACCATATAGAATCCACTTTTCAACAACAACACCCGTTGGGTCCAACATCTCAAGGTCCACATCTTTTTTGTAACCCGCTGCATATCCCATACGACCTGTTACTGACTCGGCGTGTAAACGCACCCACTCCATAAGAGCTTGTGCCGCAGAAGGTCCAATTGGGTCTCTGAATGTTACGTTAATTGTTTGCCAGTTAAATCTACCTGCAACATATGTTGAGGTGTTCAAAAATGGAATCTCTGTCGCCCCAATTGTAATGTGTGGTCTAGCCGCAGATTCTACGAACCACTCATTAATACCTAAACTTGATGGAAACCTTAGAATGAATCGGTTTTGACGTTTCGGTTCGTAAGGAATCGGCATTTTCATCAGTAAATCAGCCATATTATTTAAATTTTGTTTCTATGTTTATAACGATAAATATATCCGTTTGAAAAATTTTTCTCTTTACTTATTTTTTTAAAAACGGTATTCTTATTTTACTTCCTTTTTAGTGCCTCCAGCAGTAGAATAAGTCTTAACTATATTATCTGGTTTATTTTTAAAATGCTTTTGCATTACTTCTATATTTCTAGGGTCATCGTCACTAAAACCTATTGTTGGTTCTGCTGGAATAAATTTATTACCTATATCATTTTTTAAGTAAGCTCTTTTATTTAGAACTGCTGCCATCCCTTTAATATAACTCACAAAATCTTCCATTGCACGGACCTTCGCCTCTTCAGGATTTTGAGCCCCCTTATCGTCCCCAAAAGAAACGGGGTGGTATTTGTTAAGTTCTAAATATGACTTGATTAATTCATCGTCGCTCATTTCGTCTTCACCAACAAACGACCTATATTTTTTTAAATTTTTAATCAACTCTTCTTTGTCAATACCATTAAACCCTTCTATAATATAATTGTAGACAGCTTCTTTTAAAGTGCTTGGGTTATGACCTCTCGCAGTAATGATTGAAAAAATTGACCCGTTATTAATCGCCTCTCTAAAATCATCAAAAGCTGGACCAGTTTTGGCTCTCATTGCATCCACTAAAAAATCTTTATCTCCCTCGGTTCTAAAATTTCTAAAAGGATTTTCTCCAAACCCTACAATCATTTTACCCTTATATTCAAAAGGTTCTTTTCCAATATGATGTCTATGTTCCGCAAAATCATCAGTAGACATTCCAACTTCATCTCCGTCCTCATCTTTTACAATAATTTTTGTAGGCATGTGGACAATATTGTCGTCCCAATCGAACGCATAATATTTTAAATCTGGTGAACCCTCACCCTTAAACCCTTCTGTAAACTCTTTTCTCATTTGGCTAAAGGGGGGAATTAATCCCCCCGTTAATTATTATTAGATATTTTCAAACGAAGCTCCTGTTGGAGTGATGAAGAATTCGATGTCGATGAATTCTAACGCCTTCGTTGGTTTTAAGTATATCTTACCTGTTAATGTGTTTCTATCTAAGTCTTCAGGTGTTGAAGAAACTGTTACACGGAAATCGTATAAACCTCTGTCTCTTCTGATTGAGTCTAAGATAGGGTTAACACTATCCAAGAATTGTTGTCTAACGATTTGGTCGTTTTGTTCGAACAATAATCTTACCGCTACCGCTGAAATCAACTTACGAGCTTGAAGTAATAATCTTCTTACGTTCAATCTGTTAAGTGCTGTGTCAGCAACTTGTAACGTTTTGTTACCCCAAATTACAGTTCCTACATCAGAGAAGGTTGCGATAGGGTTAATTCTACCTTGGTATAATGTGTCTCTATCTTCTTGAGTCAACTTAGTTCTCGCCTTAATTGAGTTCACAAGACCTCTTGTGTAACCCGCTGATGCGAACCATGGGAATGCAATGTTATCTGTTAACGCTAAGTTTCTACAAACTTCACCTGTTGGAGGTAAGTAGATTTGTGTATTGTTTACAGTATCTCTTACTAAAATCCATGGGTAGTAAGTCGCCGTATAGTTAGAATCAATTCCTGTGTTATCTAAGTTATCAACCGCCTCTTGTGGGTAGATGATATCTAATGAGTTTGTTCCATCAGGAGTAAACATTAGGTAATCAGGAGTTGTTGCGATATACACAGAATCAGCTCTTGAGTATTGTACCATGTCGATAGCCTCCTCAACAAGGTTTGAGTTATTTACATAATCAATTGCTGAAGTTGCGAATACGTTAATGTTAGTTGACTCGGGGTTAGCAAATGTTAAGATACCAAGTAAGTAAGCGTAATAGTCAGTGTTTGCAAAATCTTGAGTACCGTCGCCAATTGATATTTGTTTGAATGCTCCCCATCCTGTTGCGTTAGGGTATCTATCTGAAGGACAAGCACCATATAAGAAACCTGGACGACCTAAAACAAATCTATCAGTGTTAGTTCTTGATTCTCTATAGATATCCCATCCATCAAATCCACCTTGTGCTAATAATGTGAACTTACGTGCAAATAATCTGTAATAA